CAATATCTATTATCATCACCACTTTTCTCAAAAGCATCAGATTGTTCTATATTGTCATCACCTTGAAAATAAAATGTTAGTGGATATTTACTAGATTTTGGTTTTTTACGTTCTACTAAAGATTTTTCTACATCAATAAAATCATAAGATGAGGTATTATATTCTTTAGTTTTTTCAGTCGATTTCCATAATGGAAAATACTCCTTACCATCACCAGTTTTAATCGAAAACTTTATATTGTCTAATTTACTTTTCCAACTCATTTTAAATATTTTTTAAATTGATAACTGGCATTTTTAAAATAAAATTTATCCATTGATTTTGATGCTTTTTCAGCACTTGGTCTTATAAATGGTTTTGATTTTACTTTTGAAATGCTAGTGTTTCTTTTGTTGTAAATAGGAGTTAATTTCTTTTTGCTAACTTCAAAAACAGTTTGTTTATTACCGTTTTCAATCAATATGTATTTAGCTCCTTTTATTCGTTTATTTTTAGTTCCTATTTTACCAATGTTTTTAAATTGGTTTTTGGTTTTTAATTTTTTACCATAACTACCAGAAACACGTCCTAAATTATGAGGTGTTAATTTTCGTCCTTCGATCGAACCTCCAGTTTCTTGTTTTGCTAATCCATCAGTTAATTTTGATTGTGCATTACCATCTAATCCTATTTTCGACTTCATAGATTTTATATCAAAACCAGTGGCTTTTTCTACTTTTGAAAACCTACTAAATAAGTTTTTTTGTCTAACAGTAAAATTTTCATTTGCTTTTTTTGGAATCAATTTTTTAGCTTCAAAAGCAGCATCATTTAAAGTACTTCTGACGGCATTTGGAAACGCTGCCCGATGCAACTTCTCTAATTTAGCAGTTAATTGAATAGCTGCATCGGTATTAACGTCCAGTTTCATAATTTTTATATTTTAAATTGTCCAAAGTTTAGCTACTTCACCACTAGTGAAATAAATATTTCCATTGAATTGGAATATTTGACCATTAACGCTAGGTAAAAACATTACATTTTCTTTGACTCCAGTACTTAAATTAAATCTATCCAAATTGTTGCTTTGAAAAGTATATAAATAATTGTTTTTAATGACTGCATTAGTAGTTTTAACAAATGAAACATCTAATGAAACCATAGAAACAAATGTAAATACCCCAGAAATATTACGAGTATATTTATTTACTTCATAATTATTGCTTCCAGAATTACCATTTCCTTTATTTGTCATAAATAAATTACCATCAACATCTAAATATGAAAAAGGCATATAATCAATATCTCCATCATTTGGGAATAATCCAACTTCTTCTATTATATCCAAATCATTTACATCAAAATCAAAAGCATAATAACTATTTGAAATAGGGTCAAAACAAATACACACTAATTTGTTATTATGTAAGAAAACATCATTTAATAAAAGAGTCCCATTAGATGAAAAAACACGTATTTTAGACTGTAAATCATCTGAACTAGGTAAATCAGTTAATAAATATCCATCTTCTTTATAATACATAACATTTGTATCATTAAAAGCCAATGGTGAACCCATAAAAGTAAATATTTCGCTAGGAGCTTCATTTAACTTTGTCAAAGAATAAGCACGAACTCCAGAAGTATCAATAATTACCAAAATCTCATCACTTGCATTAAAACCACCAACACTAGAAAAAGGTAATTCCAAAACTCCACTTCCTTTAAAAGTATAAGTTTCTGTACTTACATAATCCTCGCTAGCTCTAGCTACAAAAAAGTATTTATTTGGCAAATAAGCCAAGTCAAAACCAACACTCCAAATAGCTCCAGAAAGAGTTAAAATTTGCTCAATATCATTCAAGCTATTTGGTAGTTTTTTAATAGCTTCTACCAATTGATATTGTGTATCATCACTATCTTCAGTTCCGGTAGGAGTCATTCCAACTAATTCCAAAATTCTATATAGATTCATTAAAGGATCTCCATAAATTTCTCTAACTACTGGAGTTCCTTGTTCAGTATCCGTTTCATTTTTAATATTTGAACCAAAAGGATAGCGTGAATTACTATCCTTTGGTACTAATAAATTTCCTAATACTTTCATTTGTTTTTTTTATTTTTATAATTGAACTACTTCAATGTGTATTTTAATACTGTTAATAACAGAACTTGCTTCAGCAATTCCTATTTGAAATTGTGTTGTCGATAATTTTCTAAAAACTGGACATAACAAATCATTATCATTTCCTAAAGAACTTTCACTCTCTACATACATTTTAACTAAATAATCTATGTTGTCCATTGAATTAGCCATAGTTACAGTTATAAAAGTTTCTGGATATGTCCCAGATGAAGAAGATGCAACTGCTAATGTAAAATCACCATTTATAGGCAACGCGCCACTACTAAAACCAACATTTATACTTCCAACCCACCCTTTATTTCTTATAGGATTTATAAAGCTATCAACAAATTCAAAGTGTTCTTTCGGGTATATACCATTTTGTAAAGATGTAGCTAAATATGTATTGCTATCAGCACCATTAACTCTTCTTATAAATGCAGTTTTATTAACTAAAGGAGTGGTAGCAACCGTATCAATAGTACCATTATTTTCTTCTGTTTGTGATGCTTTTTTTAAATAAAATAATTCTGAAACAGCTAAATTTAAATTAACAGAATCGATTAATCTAATTAATAGAATATAACCACCCGATTTAATCAATCTCACATATTCATTTGCTTTGAAATTACCTATAACAGTTATAGGAAATAAACTTAAATCAGTACCTTTTATTTGTGTTTCAGTAGTAAAATCAGCGGAAGATTTACAAATTAAATTTTCATTACTAAGCATCGTTCCTAATTTAGTAGAAACATTTAAAACCCCAGTTACAGATGACAATGTTTGTACTACATCATGTTTACTTCCAAAATCTCTTAAAGCATCTATTAACTGAAAACCGTTTGTTTCATTGTCTGGTAAATTATTATGAGTTAGTCCAGCTAAACGAATTAATTTATCCTTATTTTCATGAATATCACCATATATAAATTCATTTACTGGAGTACCATCACCTGACCCAGTATTATCTTTAATTCTACCATTTGGATAAACAGCTAAATTTGAATTATCAATATTTATACTAATTCCTTTATTTCTCATTTGTTCTTATTTTTTAATCAAAGTTAAACATTTTGTAATTTATATATTATGTATAGTTAATAAATGTAAAAGCAACCGTGTGAGCAGGCTTTAATTTTAACACTAATTCTTTAAATTCAATTGACCTAGTTTCAGGAATAGAAGCAGTATCTCCTAAATTTTCCCCACCAATAAAAAAAGTGGCCCATAAATTATTACTTCCAACTGAATAACTCTCATTCCTTACTGATTCATTAGCTATTATATCAAAGTTTGACGAACCATGTTGAAAACCTCCACCATGTTGAGAATCGCTCCCATGTTGAGAATTAGTCAAACTCAAAGAAATTATATCTCCAGGAGTTTTATAAACCCACTCACCACCTTCAAAAAATTTATTTTCATGCACATAAACATCAAATCCCGCTAATCTTAATTGATTTTCTATAAATAATGGATTTTGACGAGCTTTAATATTATTTGGATATGCCATTTTGCGCAAAATAGCTTGTTTTCTGACATCTAAACTCAATAAAGTATTAGTAACTAACCCTAATCTATATTCCCATAATTTAGCATCATTTTCGTCAAAAGAATTACTATCAGGAAATATAGAATTTAAAGCCAAATCAGAATCATTTATAAATCTTACTAAACTTAAATTTATAGCTTTATGTAAATTATCAAAAACCCCATTATTTTGCATCCACCAAGCTCGGCCAGTTGGATATAATTGTCTAGCTAATCCAGAAAAAATGTCAGTTAAATTTTCTCCCGCACCTGTTGGGAATTTATGAGGTGTTGAATATCCAAAAGGAGTATTTTCACCATGTTGAGTACTTTCATTATCTACTTGGTACATACTACGAAAAATTTAAATTTCTTAAATATGGTATAAATCCTAAATTAAACTCATAAGATAAAACACCAACTCCATTAACTTGCATAGCCAATGTATCAAAATAATTAGCAGAATCTAAAACATCTGTTACAACACTTTGTAGTCTGGCTAAATACAAAATATCATTTTTATCTCTAGGTAAATCAGCGCCAGAAACATAAGGTCTAATATTATACAAGTATGATTCAATATTTGTTCTAATTGAATCTCTAACTTCTAATGAATCATCAACTAAACCAATTATATCAACATCTACGGGATTAGTGGTAATAGCTATTGTTTGTACATTTGCTTGAATAGGTCGTCTACCTCTTTCATTTAATGGTTTTGTATCATCTGGATCAAATTCTATAACCGCTAAAACATCATCTAACAAAGTTGGGTCAGGTGTTCCATTTCCATCGGTACTATCATCAATCGTGGCTTCTATATAAACATCAACTATTCCCGCATCATTATTTCTAACATAAGGATAAACTTTTCTAACTCCTAATGCATCAGCACTCCATAAACGATAATCTGTTTTCGCGCCTCCTTGTGGTTCTAATTGTATGGCATCTAAAATAGACCGTCTATATACTTCAATATCCTCACTAGCTCTTGGTTGTTCAACTACAGTTGAAACTACAACAGTACTTGCAACTCCTAAAACTGGCTCTGTAATAGTTAATTCATCACCAATATTTAAATCAAATTCTACTCCACCACCCAAAGAACGAACTTCTATAATATCACCAGTACCAGTTAAAGTATATTCAGAATCCAAAACATATAATTGACTTGGATTTAAAGAATTTTCATTAGATTTAAAAGTTAAACCGCTTCTTAAAACAGCTCCTAAAGTTCCTGTTACCGATAAATTAAAAATTCCAGCAGTTGCCGGACGTGGATTTCTATTTAATTGTATTCGTCCATGATGTTCTAAAGTACCTCCATTTATTTCTAAATCAGCAGTATCAGGAAATTCATTATTTTGAATATCGGCTAAATACAAATAAAGTAAATTTAATTGAGCAGCAAATACGGAATCAAAAGCATCTAAAACGTATTTCAAATCTGAACTACTTAAATTTAATTTGTTTTTAAAATCGTTTGCAATAGTTTCTCTTAAATCATTTATAGTTGGTGTTTGTCTCATTTTTAAATTGTTTTTTCAATTATTAATTCTCCTTTGGCGTTATCATAAATTAATTGCAATGTTTTATTTTCTTGAGTTCCTTTTGGAATGAAATTTACAATTAATCTTATTTGTTTGTTTGAAATAAATTCTACATCTACAAAAGAAGTCAATAAATTGCTTAAATATTGTAAATCTTCATTCATAGCTTGAATTATAGACAATCTACCAGAACTATTCATAACAACGTTTAAAATAGTTCTTTCTGTATTAGAATTGAATTGTTTATTTGGAATATCTGGGAAAAACAAAGAATTACCCCACCAATCAAAACGCTCCTCAGTAATCAATTCATCACCCCTAGTATTTGCTTCTATATTTCCTCCAAAAAAAGCTAAATACACTTGTTGAAATAAAGACTCACCCATTAATAAATCATTGGAAACGATAGCCATTTCGCCACCGCTCCCTGATTCATGTAAATTTATATCTTTTGTTATCATAATTTATAAATTAAAAAGCACCTTGAGTACTTGTAGTTCTTACTGGAATACCTCCTTTAGATTTACTAGAAGTTTCAGCAGTTGCACCACCTTTAGCCGATACATTTACATCTACTTTACCATTTACAGTAGCTTTGGCCGTTGCTTTTACTTGTTTAGATTCTGGAGCTTCCAATAATCCTAAACTTTGTCGCATATCCGCTATTTTTTCAGCACCAGCACCTGCAATATCTCCCATTCCTGGAATCTTAGAAACTAATTCTAAAAATTGTTGCATAGGCATTAACAAAGAATCCAATAAAACAATACCTATCGCTTTTAAAGCACCTAAAACACCTCCCGTACTAAATGCACTTTCAACCATATCCCAATGTTGAGAAAAACTTCTTATTGCAGAAATAACCATCCCAATAGGACCTAAAAATAATGCTACAGATGCGCCCCACTCATCCCATTTAGATATAATTACAGCAATCAAAGCAATCAAAGCAACAACTCCAACTATAATAAGCCCTATTGGATTTGCTGTCATAGCTACATTCCAAGCCCATTGAGCCGCAGTAACAAATCCAGTAGCTATTTTATAAGCGTTCATTGCAATAGTACTTTGACCAATAGCTATTGAAGCCGTTCCTGTTAAAGCTCCCATTATTCCGATAGCTATATTGTAAGCTCCAGTTATTAATGTAGTAGCAAGTACAATTGTTTTAAATGTAACAAATAATCCTATCAAAGCTCCAATAATAGATATAACAGTTTCCATATTATTAGATAAATAAAACATGGTATCTATAATTAAATTCAAAGATTTATTATTAGAATTAGTAACAGTTGTAGCATTAAAGAATGAATTTTTAATAGCATCTATACCACCTTTAAATGTAAAAGTATTTTTTGCTGCCATTTTTTGCGCCCAACCAACCTCATTAACTCCTATTAACATTTTATCAAAAGCTGCTGTATCTTGTAAAATAGCTTGAGCTAATGCTTGATTTTCAAGCCCGAAAACTTGCATAACGGCAGTAGTATCCCCTCCTATTTTACCCATTTCTTTTAATCTTGTAGATAATGGTAAACTTTTATTAGTAATTACGTCTAAATTAACACCATATTTACCCAAAACAGCAATCGCATCTTTTGGTAAAATTTTAGCACCAGCCATTTTACTTAATACGTTTCTTAATTTAGTTCCTGCCTCTGCACCTTTTTCAAAAGGAGATGCAAGTTGAATTAACGCTATACTTTCATCTACTTTAGTTCCAGTTGCTGCTGCAACAGTACCAAACTTAGTCAATGCATCAGTAGTTTGTTTAATACTAGAAGCTCCATAAACAGTACCTGCGGCTAAATTATCAACTACTTTATTAGATTGTTCACCTCCTAATCTAAATTGATTTAAAGAAGTGGTTAACGAATCCGCAGCACTTCCCATATCCATTTTAGCAGATTTACTTAATCTTGTAGTAGAATTTGCAACCTGATCCAACAATTTAGTATTTTTTAATAATTCTGGTTTAGCAGAAGCTATCAGTTCATACGCTTTAAAAACATCAGCACCCAACATATTTTGAGATTTAGCCGTTTTCATAGCTTGTTTTTCTAAATCAGCTAAATCTTTACCAACAGCACCAGTAATAGCAGAAATACTAGCTAAACTATCATTGTATTCTATATTATTTTGAACTGCTAATGCAAACATTCCAGCAAAACCAGCACCCAAAGCTAATTGCGATACTTTATCCATAGAATCAAACATTCCATTTACTTTAGTATTCACTCTTTGAACGGCACTAGCTGTAGATTTACTAAAATTAGAAACCCCAGCAGTCATTTTACTGACTACTGAGGAAAATTTGTCAACTGCTGTAAACTCAGTTGGTATTTTTATTGTTGATGCCATAATTTATTTTTTAATCAAAATCCATACTTTTTGAAATATCTTTAGCTTCATTATACCAATATCCCAAACTTTTATAATCTAAACTATCGCAATATAACTCATCTATTTCATTTGGTGTCCATTTGAAGTATCTAACAATTGATTTTATACAAATGTCTAAATTTTCTCCAAATATCCACCCTACATAAAAACCGGAGCTAATTCTTGAATTAAAGAATAATCTTTTTTAGATAATTTATCTAATTCTGTAATTGTTGAAAATCCAACAATATGAGATATTAAAACTAAAGAATAATTTACAGCATCTTTTTTCAAATCTAATCCACGAGCTAAACTAGCCATAGTAGTAGGCAGTATTCTAGTTTTAAATTTTATATGAGTTACTTTAAATTCAATACTATCAGGATTCATAGGGCTTAATAATTCATAATTTGGAGTTAAATCACTATCAAATACTAATCGACCCTCCATTACACTTTGCAAAACTTTTGGATAGTTTTCCTTAACCTCATCATTATTTAATTCTATTTCAAAATTCGATAAGTATGATTTAATTTCTTCAATCGCAATTTCTTCGCTAATAACGTGTTTTTGTGTTTGTTTGTTCATAACATTAAGTTTAAAAATTCCCCAGATTTAACTAGGGAATTTTATTAATAATTAAAGTCTTTCTAATTTACCGCTACCACTAACTTTTAAAGTCATTTGAGCTGTATTTGTACTTGGTTGTAAATCTCCTACTGGAACTCCTTTACCTTTCCAAATTGTGCCTCCAATATGGGTAATAGTCCAAGTACCCTCATCTTCGTGTTCACACAATTTATTCAAAGAATCTTGTGTTTGACCTATTTTGAAATCAACCGCTACTGGGCCTTCAATCATCCAACGAACTCTATTCTTTTGGTAAATAGCCTCACCACTTCCAGTAATTTGGTTAGCATCATCATTTACTCTAATACCTCCTTCATCTACTGTGAAATCTTCATTAGATTTTGCTGAGAATCTAAATTCTCCTAAAGTATGTTGACATACAATTTCTAGTATATCACCTCCTAAATATCTTGCCATTTCTTAAATTTTAAAAGTTAAAAACCTGCTTCTACATCTGTTGATTCAATTCTGGCAATTCCAGTTCTTTTGTATCTGAAAAATGTTTCAAATCTATCAGGATTAATTGTAGAAATTTGAACATTTAAACTATCCTTTGAAAATTGAGGCTCGTTTATCAAAGCTCTTTCAGCTAAATCCTCAAATAAATCAAAACATACAGCTTTCCATTCTTTTGGCTTTACAGCTCCAGAAACAGTTGTAACCTGATTATCTTTAATCAATACTTTATCCTTTAATCGTAACGTTTCCAAAGTACGATAAGCATCAGATACATTCCAATCTACATTTAGATTACGAGAATAAGCATATTGTAATGGAACTTCACCATCAGGATGATAAGTTGTTACCAAATCCATGATTTTATAAGCTCCATTTTCTAAAATAACAGTAGAACATCCTTTTTTAACTAAGAAATCTCTATTATTATAGTCGCTCATATCGCCAATATTTCCATCACTTGGAACTGGCATATCTGGATACGCTTTATTATTTACATCTAAATGAGGTGAATCTTGAGCTATTCTAGAAAATAACGATACTACATTGGCAGCAGCCTCAAAAGTAAATCCTTTTGACAAAGGAGCTGGGCAAAGAACATTTGTTACTTGTTCTACTCTATCAGCATCATCAGTAATTAACGCTAAATCATCTTTATCATCTTCTATACTTCCAAAGAAAGCCATAAAAGGTTTAAAAATTAAACCAGAATAACGTCCAGTTGGTGCATCAGGGTCAGGAATACCGTTAAAAGCCTCAAAAGTAGCTAAATGAGCTTCTCCATATGGATTAATTACAGTTGTGTACCAATCATCACCAAATTGAGATAAAGAAGCATCTAAAGAAACAACACCAGCGCCATTAGTAGAAGCTGTTTGCGAATAAGAAACACCTGCAGAATTACTTCCAAAATCTATTGAAATATTAAATTCAGCAGAAGTAGCACCCTCCCATTTTGTAGTAGAAGTAACAACACCCAATGTATTAGTAGCAGTACAAGGCGCACCTAAAACACCATTAATAGCATCTTTTATTTTTCCAGCAATAACAGTCGGAGTATCTCCAGAAGCTACACTAAAAGCATAAGATTGAAAATCTAAATTATCACGACCATTTACAATAACGTAATGAGTAGCGTTTGATGTAGCAGTTCCAGTTACTGTCCATTCTCTAGTCGTTGCAGTTGCTCCAACATCTGAAATTTGAGGAAAAACAATAGTTGGAATACCTCCAACACCATCACCATTAACAGGTCGTAAAATCCTCATTATTGAGTGAATTGGCGATCCAAAACCAAATAACTCACCAGCTTCATTTGCGCTTGTTACTTCTTTTTTGGTAACGGTTAATCCTGATTGATTAGCAGTATTGGCTTCTCCAAAAATTGCTATAATTTGCGGTAAGTTTTGAGTATCATTATTAAAAAACCCTTTTTTGATTTTATAACCAGAAACTCGTGAGCTACGCTCTGAACCTACTGCGGTTGAAATTGTACCCATAATTTTTTATGTATTAAAAGTTAATTTATATCCTTTGTCTGTTGACTCTATTTTGATAACTGTATCATTTCCTGTAAAATTGTTATTATATTCATCTGGGTCTTGTGATTCAAAGGCTCTAACTAAAAAAACAACTCTTGCCATTCTAGCCATAGAACCATCTTCTTTACCATAAGTATCATCAAAATTAACACTTTGAACATAAGTTCCAGAAATTAATCCAGGTTCAAATCCTAATGTTTTTAATTTTGTAGAACTTAAAATATAACGAACCAAACCTACTATTTTTTGAATCTTAATTCTAACATCTGTACTAGCGGTTTTACCTATTGTTTCTTCACCAAAGGAATAAACATCTAAATTAAATGTATGCGCACCATGAACTTCAAATTCATTATGCTCATCGTAATTGATAGAATTAAGAGAAACATTAACAACTACATCTTCACTTTTATCAATAGGTTCTATTCTTTCTAAGAACACTCCTAAATCAATATGGCATTTTTGTAATTCTAATTGATTAGTTAATTCTAAAAGCATAATAGCTCCGAGTTGTTTTGTTATCAACTCGAAGCCTTGCTCTTGAATAATTTCAGTAATTGTTGCGCTCATTTTATTCTTTGAAGTCGTTCAAAATCAAAACTATTAATCCTAAAGTTTCATCCGGAAAATTCTCTCTAACTACATATTTTTTTGCAGTTCCAGAACTATCAACAAAAGAAACAAAATGCTTTAATAGACTAATCTCGCCTTTTGCATTTCTTACAGGATAATTATTAGAAACTAAAAACGATTCATCTATACAAATATGAACATTTTTAGCATTTACAGGTTGACCATCAGTATCAAAATTAATCCAATGTTTTGTGGCAAATCCAGTTAGCGATAGAGTTACATCTCTTGTCGGAGTAATCATTTCGATTGTCTCCTCAAAGCCCCCTTTAGTCACAAAAAACTTTGCATCTCGTTTCGCTAACTGTAAAATATTACCACTCATTTTGAATTATTTTTCAATTTTAACTTCACCTTTTACTTCCATTTCTTTTAATTGAGAATCTATCTCTTCTAAAATAACAGATTTATTAGCGGTTTCAGTAATATTGAAATTGTTTAATTTAGCAAATTCTATTAATTCACTTTTTTTCATAAAATCTAAATCAAAAGAATCATCTTCAACTTTTTCATCTACCAATTCAATAAAACCAGAATTAACAAGCTCGTAAGCTGGTGATGTTAATTGACTTTCATCAACAATTTCACCATATTTAGCCATGTGATTGTGTTTACACAAATGACTTATTACTTTTACTTTATACTTTGCCATATCTTAAAGAATTAAGCTAAAACTTGCATTGTGTAAATCTTGTCAATTGTAAAAGGAACTACCAACGGAGCAGAAGTTAATTCAATTGTACTTGAAACCGTTTTTTTGTCGCTATAAGCACGAATTAAATAATTTGCTTCAACTACTGCTGGAGCATCTACAACCGCACCACCTACGCTAATTTGTTGCATTGTTGGTAAACCTCCAAATACTGTTTTACCTTGGAAATCATCTGGTAAAACAACTACTAAATTAGAAGCTAAATAGTATTGTGTAGCACCATTAGCATCAGTATATTTCTCGTTGTAAGTCCAAAGATTAACAACAAAATCACCAGCGGCAACTTGACCATGAAAAGCCATTCCAGTAGCCTCGCTAAATTGTGGCATTCCAATATTGATTCGGTCAACTCGTCTAATATCAGCTTCCTCTTTTACTTGAGTAGTAGCCATAAAAGCATTTAACGCAGCACTTCTCATTACAACGTTAATTGTAGAACCGTTAGAATTTCCAACGTCACGTAAGAAAGTCATTGCATTTGCTAAATCAGTTAAAGGTTTTGCACTTGCTGCAACACTCCAATAATCACCAGCAGTATCAACATTTACCATCGATGCAGCTTTACGTCTGTAATCAATAGAATCACCATTAATTAAAGAAACTACTCCAGTTTGTAATACATCCGCTTGTTGTTTACGAATAGCACGCTCAATTTTTAATCTGTTTTTTTGAACATTTTTAAGAGCATTTTGAGCAATAACCTTATTGATTTGTACATTTTCCATACCAACACCTAAAGCAATGGTATTCATGTAAACTTGATCGCGTTGGAAATCATAATCCTCTTTGAAATAAGGAGGAATATATTTATTTTCCGAAAGTTTAGAGAATTTATTTTTATTCCCCTCTGTAAAACGAACCACATCAAGTGCAATTCCATCATTATCCCTTTGTACTTCTACATCAACTTCTAAAGTCGGGGTGGTTTCCTCTGGGAAAAATCCAGAAAATCCAGCTCTAACAGGAATCATTTCTTCAAATTTGCCAGCAACCTTACTTGCGATTGCATTGCTATGGTCTATAATTGGAATCGCCATAATTAATTATCGAATTTAGTCATTTCAGTAACGTTGTTTAAAACGAAACCTAATGCGGTTAATACATCTTTTAAAGCCTTACTACCTACAATAGAATCTAAAGTAACTCCTAAAGGCAAAATTAACATTCCAGCATCAATATCGCCAGAAATACAGTAATTAGCAGAAACACTATCAGTATCTGACATAGTAACGATACCATCTATTTTTAAAATACCAATTACATTAGCTAAAGTAGCAGAAGTTGCAGGAGAAAATCCTTCATCAACTCCGGCTGTACCATTTACAATTGTGATTCCTGTAACAGAACCAGTACCAGTAGCGGCTAAATCTGTTTTTGCGCCTACTGTTGAAGCTGTGAAAACAACTTTATCAACTTCACCAACTGAACCAGTAGAATAACCAGTAAGAGTTCCAGAAAAAGCACCAGAACCTACATAACCTACAGCTTTATCAGCAAAAGCAGCAGCAACTTCGGTAGCAGTTTTAGCACCAGAAGCAGTATAAGTTAACCCTGCTAAAATAACTGTTTGTCCATTTGTTAAATCGGCAAATTCTACAGTAGCAGTTTCATAACTTCCAGCATTTCTAACTACTAAAATACCATCTTGAGCATCTAAAGATTCGCCTATGTTATTGATAAAAGTACCTTTTGCATATCTATTTCCATAAGTGAAAATATTTTGCGATAAATAATCAACTGTTGATTGATTACGGGTCGCATCCCTTTGAGTTGCATAAATTCCCATCTATTTATAAATTAAAGTTCATAGCTTTTTTTAACTCATCATTTTCTTCTACTTGTTCAGAAGCTGTAGTCGGAGTTTCTGGATTAGTAATAGGTTTTGACGAATCACTTTGTAAATTAGAAAGCATTGTTGATGCATTCATTTTTACTAAAAATTTCTCTCTTTGAGAAGCTGAAATTTCAGCACCACTCTCAATACCAGCACTCACGGCTTCATGGTCTGCCTCAGCATAAACCATCCATGATAATACTCTTTCTCGCTCTGAATTAACTCCTTCGCTTACAATTTCTTGATAAGACTCTGGATGTGAGCTTTTAATTTCCCCTTTTGTCATTTTTACGGAATTTTGGATTAAACTTGAATTTAAAATTGAATTATTTTTTTTTGAATCATCAATTAACATTTGTAAAACCTCATCGAAACTTGCAATACCATCTATAAACGTTCCAATAGCATCTTTTGAAAAAACTGTATAACCATTATCGAAATTAGTTCCTTTTAATTGTGGGCGATTGCTTAAAGTTCGCTCAATAAAAGATTCATTAATAGGATCTAATAAATCACTAATTATTAATTTGTAATTATCACTATTTAAAGCCTCCTCAAAAGCCTTATTTTTTTCGGTAGATTTACTGGCGTATAAAGTAATGTATTTTGTTCCATCTGGAGATTCACTATTAGCTTTTCTACCCTCAAAACTTATCATAGTTCCAACAGAACCAACTATATTTAATTCGTTTTCTGAAAATATTTTAGTTGAGTTAGAAACAATTCCATAAGCTGCACTTGCTGCCATACCTCCCTTTGTAATCAAAGAATAAACTGGCTTTGTCTTTTTCACTTCTTGAATAGCATCACCCATAATATCAACCGCTCCACTAGCACCACCACCAGAATCAGTTAATATCATAAACCCTTTAACTCTTGAATCTTTTGACATTGAAACCATCGTATTTGATAATTCAATCATACCACTAGAAGAAGCTCCGCCCCCTTTTGTAATTGGACCATTCAAATTAATTATTCCAATACCCTCAAAATCATCTTTATTGTCAAGTTGCCATTCTCTTTGAATTAATTTAGCTTGTCCTTTTGTTTCAATAAATGAAACACTATTGTATTTTTGATTTGGAATTTCTAAATTAACACCGTTTTGAATAT